GATCGTTGGGACGCCACTTGGTGCGCGTCATCTGGGCGATGCTGCGAGACGGACGAGACTACGAGATCCGGGAGGACCACCACCCCACAGCTTGACAATCCAAGAGGGATGTTCAGAGCTTGAATCTTAGGGTTCGTTCTCCTCGCTCACGCGGATCGCAATTGTGTGCGGGTTCTCGCGTTGACCCACACGTGTGGAGATGGTGTCGGGACTCGTGACTCGACTGCTCTGGCTGTCTTTCAGACAGCGACGAGTTCGCTTCGGTGGAAGCGCGAACTCGTGTGGGTTGCGTGTGTGGCTTGGAGAGCAATGCGTAGCGTGCCGGGACTCTGAACCCTGACTCCCCTTCGGGGAGGGGAGAGTTTGCCCTAATTGCCCGTTGAAAACTCCGGCGAGGCTTGGATGGATCTCGCTGGGACTCGTAACCCGACTGCTCTTCGAGCAGGGACGAGTTCGCCTTGGTGGAAGAGCGAACTCGTGTGGGTTGCGTGAGCAAGTGGGGTGTCTGGCTTGCGGTTCGATGGAAACTCGTGGGGGTTCTCACCCTCCGGGCAAAGGAAGCGGGACAGGCCGGTGGCCTGTCCCGTTTCCTTTTACGCCCGGAGGGACTCGAACCCCCAACTCCCGGTTCCGAAGACCGGTACTCTATCCAGTTGAGCTACGGGCGCTTTCTCGCTCTTGCGGAGCGAGGATGAGTTTCGTTTCACGAAACTCATGGTTCACACTTCGCTTCGCGGTGGGCTCTCGTGACAAAGCTACGCTACGTCACCCACGCGAGTTGCCACGTCTGTAGCAACTCGCACGTGCGCAAAGCGCACAAGGAGGAGCGACGGGATTCGAACCCGCGACCCCCAGGACCACAACCTGGTGCGCTAACCGACTGCGCCACGCTCCCCATGTTTCTGGTACCCCGTAATTGACAGGCTTGGAACTGCTTCTTGGCCGTCAGCGGGGGACATTCAGAGCCTCTTGGTGGCCCTCAATGCCTAACCACAGTCTACTCCAACCAGGCGCAACGTGCACGAGGCGCAAAGACGGACCACAGCCGGACTCCCCACCGGTAGTCGAACGCGCGTGGATCGGCGTGGACCCGGGGAGGGGAGGAGCCGTCGCGCTGCTTCCACAGGAGAGTTCGGCGAAGGTCGTCGAGTACCCCGGCGACGCGAGGCTGGCGAGCGACGTGCTGCGGGGGTGGTTGATCGACTATGACATCCAGCTTGTGGCAATCGAGGCGGCGGCAAGCCGGCCGGGGCAAGGCGTTCGCTCGGTGTTCACGTTCGGGCGCTCCTTTGGGGAGTGGCTGGGAATTCTCGCCGCTCTCGGCATCCCGCACGCCCTCGTCACCCCGCAGCAGTGGCAGCGCGGCCTTGTGCGTCCGTCCGACGGTCCGGACCCGAAGAGCCGGAGCCTGACGGTCGCTCGTCGCTTGTTCCCCGACATCGATCTCAGTCGCAAGAAGGACCACCACCGCTCCGACGCGCTGCTCCTCGCGTACTGGGCGAAGCGGGGAGGCACAAGATGACCGCTCCGGGTAGGAAGAAGGCTCGTCCGGTGACCCCGAGTAAGACGGTGGCTGGCCATTCGACAACGGCCGCCAAGGACTACACCCTCGACCCTCGGAATGCCCGCCAGCACACGGAGCGAAATATGAGTGCCGTCGCGGCGTCACTGCGCGATCTCGGAGCCGGGCGCTCGATCGTCGTCGATCGTGACGGTGTGGTCATTGGCGGGAATGCTGTCTACGAGAAGGCACGTGAACTCGGCATCGCCGTCCGCGAGATCGCGACGAAGGGCGACGAGTTGGTCGTTGTGCGGCGCGTTGATCTGGCGACGGACGATCCCCGCCGCAAGGCGCTCGCCCTGGCCGACAACCAGATCGCGACGCTCGCTGAATGGGATGAAGTCGTTCTCTCAGAGCTTCTCTCCGAAGTCGAGGAGATCGAGTTCGAGACGATGGGGTTCTCATCGCTCACGCCGGAGCACACCGGCGATCTGCCCGAGAGCGTTTCTCTGGCGGAGCGGTTCCTGATTCCGCCGTTCTCGGTCCTGAATGCCCGCGAGGGCTGGTGGCAGGCTCGGAAGCGGGCATGGCTCGCCCTTGGGCTTCAGAGCGAGCTGGGACGCGGCAATGAAGGAGACGGCACGAAACGCGGCTTGGCGTTTTCCAGCAGCGCTCAGCCCATCTCGGTCTACAAAGCCAAGAACCGCCACGAGGCCGACGTAGGCCGGAAGGTCTCCTGGGAGGAGTTCTACACGGCTCATCCCGATGCAGCGGTGCAGTCGGGCACCTCCATCTTTGACCCAATTCTCTGCGAGCTTGCCTATCGCTGGTTCTGCCCTCCGGGGGGGACCGTACTGGACCCATTCGCCGGTGGCTCCGTGCGCGGCGTCGTCGCGGCGGTCCTCGGTCGAAGGTACGTTGGGATTGACTTGAGCGAGAAGCAGATCGAGGCGAATCGCAAGCAGGCCGAGGCGATCTGCACTCAGCGGGCGGTCATCGCTGATCCGCGTGAGCTGACGCCCATTGAGCAAGTGGACGACGTGTGGCTCAAGCGTGACGACCTGTTCAGCGTGGCCGGCGTGCGCGGTGGCAAGGCGCGCACTTGTTGGGTGCTGGGGCAGGGCGCAGGAGGTCTCGTGACAGCCGGCTCGCGGCAAAGCCCGCAAGTGAACATCGTGGCCCACATCGCTCGCGCGCTTGGCGTTCCGTGTCGCGTCCACACGCCCACGGGCGAGCTATCACCTGAGGTGCAGCAGGCGCAGGAATGGGGCGCCGAGGTCGTGCAGCACAAAGCGGGGTACAACAACGTCATCATTGCCAGGGCCAGGGAGGACGCGCAGCGGTTGGGCTGGACCGAGATACCGTTCGGCATGGAGTGCGAGGAGGCCGTCACGCAGACACGGCAGCAGGCCGCCAACCTGCCCAGAGAGGCGAAGCGGCTTGTCGTGCCGGTGGGATCGGGGATGTCTCTTGCGGGGGTGCTCTGGGGGCTGCGCGATCACGGGATGGATGTGCCGGTACTCGGGGTGTGCGTTGGGGCCGACCCGACCAAGCGCCTCGACAAGTACGCGCCGCCTGATTGGCGGGAGATGGTGACGCTGGTGAAGTCGCCGCTTGACTACCACGCCGCAGCGCCGGACACAACCCTGGGCGATGTTGCGTTGGACGAGATCTATGAGGCGAAATGCCTGCCGTTCCTTGAGGCAGGTGATTGCTTGTGGGTTGTCGGGGTGCGGGCTACGTCGGTACTAGACGATCCTCTTCCGACCTGGCATGTCGGAGACAGCCGAAACATCGCTTCTCTGACGGAACGTGTTGAGGCGGACTTCATCTTCTCCTGTCCACCGTATGCCGACCTGGAGGTGTACAGCGACGACCCGGCGGATCTGTCGACGCTGGAGTATGAAGACTTCCGGCGTGACTACGCAGCAATCATCGCCGAGACGTGCAAGATGCTGAAACCCGATCGCTTCGCCTGCTTTGTCGTGGGCGAGGTGAGGGACAAGAAGAACGGCCACTACCGGGACTTCGTCGGAGATACCGTCCAGGCGTTCCGTGATGCGGGGCTTGCCTACTACAACGAGGCGATCCTCGTCACGCAACTCGGGAGCCTACCACTGCGCGTGGGGCATCAATTCGAGGCGAGTCGCAAGCTGGGCAAGACCCACCAGAACGTACTCGTGTTCGTGAAAGGCAATGCAAAGAAGGCGGTGCAGGCGATCGGCCCGGTCGAGGCAGGCGATCCGCTGGCGTTTCTTGCAGAGGACGAAGCGCAGTTAGGCGGTGATGCGTGATGTGTAGCGAGATCGCAGAGCGGCGATTCCCTCACGCAGGATCTGATCCTCGTCTCGTCCGAGCTGGGCGTAGAAGCCGGGGTGCGCAAGGACCTCGTGGGCGCGGACGATGGCCGTCCTCTCCTCGCCCAGACGCGGGAAGGATGCAGCCAGACTCAAGGCATGTGGCCAATCGCCGCGTCGGATGTATACGAGAAGCCTGTCTATCTTCTTCTCTTTCATCGTACGGACAGCTTACGGTGAGACGGGCACGAGGCAAGTCAGCACTGAGAAAGAAGGTCCACCATGGCTAAGGTCGGCCGCCCCTCTCTCTATGACCCCAAGCTCCACCCGAAGCTCGCGTTCTGGCTCGCGCAAGCCGGACTCATCGACGAGCAGATCGCTGAGGAGATCGGCATTCACGTCGACACGCTGTACGAGTGGCGCAAGGTCCATCCCGAGTTTTCCGAGGCCCTAAAGGGAGGGAAGGCAACTCCAGATGATGAGGTCGAGGCGGCGCTCCTCCGCAGGGCGAAGGGATTCAAGTACGTCGAGGGTAGCAAACAGAGGGTCGCATTGCCTGACACCACGGCGTGCATCTTCTGGCTGAAGAACCGACGCCCGGCGGAGTGGCGTGACCGGCGGGAACACGACATCTCAGCACGGGCCACTGGTCCGCTGGTTGTGATGATGGGGGACGAAGACGATGGGAACGAGAACGGTACCTTCTCCGACGACGGGTAAGGTCTTCGTCCCGTACCCGTTCCAGAAGCAGGCGCTGAAGTCGAGAGCGCGGTATGTGGTTCTGCTTGGCGGGACGGGTAGCGGCAAGACGCATCTTGTTCCTGTCTGGCATGCTCGATGCATCGCAGAGGACGTCCGCAAGGGTGTGGGCAAGGACGCGAAGTATCTGGCGATCGGGCCGACGGCGGACATGGTGCGTGACATGATCGTGCCGGTCTTCCTCAAGCAGTTCACGGGGACATCGCTTGAGGGCGTGTACGCAAGGCAGGCCGCGATCTATCGGCTTCCGACGGGTGGACAGATCTTCTTCCGCTCGGCGGACGAGCCGCTGCGCATCGAGGGACACCATGCACGGGCCTGTTCTGTGGATGAGCCATCACAGATGAAGGCGACGATCTGGCCGGTGATCCAGGCCCGCACAGCGCTCCACAGGGCGCCAACTCTGCTCACCGGGTATCCAACGAACATGGGCTGGTACTACTGGGACGTGTATCGCAAATGGGTGGAGGGAGATCCTGACTTCGACGTGATCCAATTCTCGTCACTGGAGAATCCCGAGTACCCACGAGATGAGTTCGAGAAGGCTCGCAAGAGGATGCCGGAGTGGTTGTTTGAGATGCGGTATCTTGGGAAGTTCAGAAAGCCTTTCGGCCTTGTCTATCCCACCTTCGGAGAGGAGTGCTTCGTCGAGCCGTTCAAGGTGCCTGATGATTGGCCGACGTACGTTGCGGTTGATCCTGGGGTGTTCTTCGGGGCGTTGTTTGCAGCGTGGCACGACGGTACCTATTACCTCTACGCCGAACACTATACCGAGCAGATCCAGCCCGCCGCCGTGCATGCCGCAGCGATCAAGGCGCTTCTTGAGGGAGTGCCGCAAGCCTTCATCTACGACCCCTCACGAGCACAAGACGCGGCCGAGCTTGCGGCCTGTGGCCTGCGGCCAATGGTTCCAGCATCCAATCCAGTGCTGCCGGGAATCGCGACACTGACGGGCTTCATCAACGACGGGCGCTTGAAGGTGATGCGCGGCCAATGTCCGAGCTTCGTGGATCAGATGGAGCGGTACAGCTTCCCGACGGAGGCGATGACGGGGACAGTAAGCAGGGAGAACCCGATCAAGAAGGACGACCACCTTCCTGACTGCGCCCGGTATCTCATACAGACGCTCGAAGGGGCACGAGATGAACGGCAGGAGGAGATTATCGTGTACGAAGACGACAGGCAGATCAGCAACTACTAGCGGCTCCCTGGGCACACAGGCCGCCCACGACCGAACGAGAGGCCCCGAGAATCGCCTCGCGGGGAGGGACGGCAGCATCCATGTGGCTCCCCTCTGCAGTGAATCCGAGAGCAGGCGGGAACGGCGTTAGCATCACTTCTCGACGGACAGCCGGGATCGCGCTTTGCAGTTGGCGCACAGGGGGGTCGGTCCTATACTTGGACCGTTGTGATTAGAGGAAAGATGCGCCGGATTGTGGGATTGGTTCTCTTCGCTCTTGCTCTGGCGGTTGCGGCCGGTGGCTGTTTCCTATTCAACTCACCTCCGACTGCCGAGTTTACGTTCGTCCTGTCTCAGCGGTCCGCTCCCTGCGAGGTGACTTCGACGCGTCCGTATCCGATGACCCTGACGGCATCATCGTGAAGTACGCGTGGAGTTTCGGGGACGGCACGAATGGTTTCGGCGAGGTTGTCTCGCACACCTACACAGCCAGTGGGTCATTCACGCCCGAGTTGGTTGTGACCGACAACCGGGGCAAGGAAGGCACGGTACGCGAGGCTCTCACCGTCCAGTCAGTCTATACTCCACCGCCAGAGACCCCGGATCTTCCGACTCCTTCGCCTCCACCATCTCCCACAGGCGTGACACACTATGCGGGGTATGACTCCCCTGAGTCCCTGCTGCCCATTCCCGAAGGAGCGGGGAACATCTGCTTCATGGAGTACGCGGGAAGCCAGAAGTTCCGCGTTGTGGTTCTTGACTTCTGGGGGCAAAGGGTAGCCCAGCTCGTTGACACTGACGGCGCCTATGAGGGTCTACCATTGGATTTTGTACGGAGACGGGAACACCCCCGTTGATGTAGACTAACCGCGACGGGGGTGTGGCTCATGGGGTCGGCGGTATCTGACCGCTCGCTTCTGAAATGCCGCCCCCGTCTTTGTATGCCATCCAGGAGAGTCCGACGGGATGGTGCCGGCTGCGCGGCGAGACCGAGCAGTCCGTGGCTCTGAGCAGTAGACGA